TGATGGAGAAGGTTCTTTTATGAAATATATTAGCGAACTAGTTACTAAAGAAATGAACTTATATTCCAAGAAAGATTCTTGGAACCCTGCTGATATTTGGTTGGTAAAATCTGCTCAGATTCAAAAAGAGTATATAGAAAAATTTGATGCTATAGCAAAAGAATTAGATAAAGGTGAAAAGAGTAAATATGCTGATGATCCTTATGAATCAATAAGAGAAATAAATGGTATATTAAAAAAGGCATATAATAAAAAAGATATAGTTGGTATATCTTTAAAGAAATCAGATGGTAAAACTTTAAAGTATCAGGAGTTTAATTTACAAGCAAACATTAAAGATCAAAAACTCCCTAATGTTAAGTTTGATAGAATAGAAATTGATTGTACTTATAATAAAAAAACACACGCATTTGAATCAAAAACTTCCCAGGTCTATGTAAAAGATGGTGATAGAGGAGGATTTAAACTAGGATTTAAATCAAATACTGGTGCAGGTATAGGAAATATTACTTATGAATTTTTACCTGATGGAAAAGCATCTGCGTTTTTAGGTAAAGTACCTAAAGATAAATTAAAAGAATGGTTAGTAGAACATATTAATAGAAAAGTAAAAGGCAAATTAATATCTGAAGATATACAAATGCCACAAGGAAATCTTTTACCTAAAGAGTGGTCAGACAAAGTAGAAAAAATGTGGAAAGAAAAAATAAAATTTATTAATCGTAAGTTTACTAAATCAGATTTAAAAGCAATAGAGTTACAAAACTTTGTTAGTAATTTAGCAGACTCATATTTACACTCACCTGGACTACACGGAAAAAATGCTTCAATGCAACAGATGGTAGACTTTGTATGGATTCTAGCAAAACTAAAAGACAATAGAAATAAGAAAGGAAATAACCTTACTTTGTTTCTAACATTATGTTATTATTTCGCACAAAAGAAAGGGCAAATATATAACTTTGGACCATTTGCTAAGGTATATTAATTATAAATAGTAGAAAGTGATTTATATGGAAAATGTGATTATATTAATGGATAAATTGGAGTACAAATGTTTAGTTTTAAAGGTTTCATTACCTCAAATAAGAATACACACCTAGAGCACCTAGAAGACGATATAATTAATCGTGGTTCAGCAGGTGGAGAAAATGCTATAAACTTTCTAAAATCTGTTAGAAATATGTTAGCAGGTTCTTCTGGCGGACGAGTTAATATGTCTGTTAAATGGGACGGTGCTCCTGCGATAATCTGTGGCACAAATCCTGAGAACGGCAAATTTTTTGTCGGCACAAAATCAGTCTTCAATAAAACACCAAAAATCAATTACACACCTGGCGACATAAGCAGAAATCACTCTGGTCCTGTTGCAATGAAATTAATGGCGTGCTTAAGAGATTTAAAAAGATTAGGTATAAGAGGTGTCTATCAAGGTGATTTGTTATTTACAAAAGGTGATTTAAAAGCGGCAAGTATAGATGGTCAAAAGATGATAACTTTTACACCTAACACTATAACATATGCAGTACCAGTAAACTCAAAATTAGGTAGAACAATATCCAGAGCAAGAATAGGAATTGTATTTCATACTTTTTATTCAGGTAAAACTATGAATAGTTTATCTGCTGGGTTTGGAACAATAAGAGGTAAGTCAGGATCAACGGCAGTTTATTTAGCGAGTGCAGGTTATACTGATACATCTGGATCATCTACATTTACTGCTGGAGAACTAGCAAGATTTGATGGTCTAATAAGAATGGCACAAGGTTCTTTAATCAAAGCAGGACCATTATTAAATACAATGAAATCAAACGATAGTCTATCAGTAGGGTTTAGATTAAAAGCATTTTTCAATCATTACATTAGAAACACACAAGGACATATGGGTAAGGTTAAAACTTTACAAGATATGTTTAGAGAATATTACGAACAAATTTTAAGAGCAGAAATTAGTGCTAGAAAAACTGAAAAAGGTAAACAGAAATATAAAGAGGCATTAGAAACAAATTTAAAATTTATAGATAGAAATAGAACAGCATTATATTTTGCTATTGCCTCTCACGTGAGTTTAGGAAACGCAAAGAATTTTTTAATACAAAAACTATCACAGATACAATCAATAGGACATTTTATTAGAACACCTAATGGTTATAGAGTAACTAATCCAGAAGGATTTGTTGCAGTAGATAGAAAAGCAGGTGCAGTTAAACTTGTAGATAGATTAGAGTTTAGTAGAGCAAACTTTACTATTGCTAAAGATTGGGTAAAAGGATAATGAAAAGTTTTAAAGATTATATATTTGAGGCAATGGGTAGAAAAAGAATCATTATGATTGGTGGACCTGGTTCAGGTAAATCTACTTACTCGGAAATTATAACAAAGAAACTTGACATACCACACATATATACTGGTGATATGATGAGAAAGTTAGCAAAGACTAACGATCAAGTAAAAGATTTATTAGCAAAAGGTAAATTTGCACCTACCGATATTGTTATTAATGCTGTATTAGATAGATTAGAAAAACCAGACGCACAAAAAGGTTATATCTTTGATGGTTTTCCTAGAAACATTGAACAGGCAAAAGCAATGGAAGAAAAAGGTATTAAATATGACTATGTTATTTACCTTGATGTATCGGAAGAAGAAGTAATTAAAAGATTAACTGCTAGAGGTAGAGCAGATGATAAACCAGAAATTATAAAAACTAGATTAAAAGTATTTGAAAAAGAAACAGCACCACTTTTAGATTATTATAAAGATGAGTTAATAAGAATTAAAGCAGAGGGTAAACCTAAAGAAGAAATAGCACAAACTATTATGGATAAAACAAAATGAAGAAGACATTAGATTCAGTAAGACAATATATCAACGAAGGTGTTTATGATCCTGGTATATTTAAAGCATTCTTTTTAGCAGGTGGTCCTGGTTCAGGAAAATCTTTTGTAACTGCTAGTGCTTTTGCTGGCACAGGTTTAAAACTTGTCAATTCAGATGTTAAGTTTGAAAGAGATTTGAGAAAGTTAGGTATGTCTATGAAAATGCCAGATGAAGAGGCATACTTTAGAGATATAATAAGATCAGACGCAAAGAAATTTGTTGGAAGACAATTAGATTCTTATCTTAAAGGAAGATTAGGTGTAATTATTGATAGTACAGGAAGAGATTATGGAGTTATATCCAGACAAGTTAATATGTTAAAACATATAGGGTATGATTGTTATATGGTATATGTAAATACAAGTTTAAATGTTGCATTAGAAAGAAATAAAAGTAGAGAAAGAAGTATACCAGAATATATTACAAAGAAAAGTTGGCAAAAAGTACAATTAAATATGGGTGCGTTTCAAAGAATATTTGGTCCTGCTAAAATGTTAATTGTAGATAATAGTAGAAATGAAAAAGAATTAGTTACAAAAACTTTATCTACTGCTTCTCGTTTTATAAGAAGTAGATTAAGAACTAAACCAGAAAATCGTACAGCAATGGCGTGGATTAAAAGAGAACTAGAATTAAAGAAAAGAAAATGAGATTTAAAGAATACATAAAAACAATACCGATAAAAGAGGCAGTCATAGATATACCTAGACAAACATATGCCCCAGGTGTATTTGATGACGCAGATACAAAAAATCCTAAATTGAAACCTGAAATTATTGGTATGATAATGAAACAATTTACGGAGTTTAAAGAAGAATATCCTGTAATAAAATATTCTTTAATCGGTTCTATTCTTACAAAGAGATATAGAAATGACGCCGACTTGGACATCAATGTGTTGTTTGATATACCTGGCAGTAAAGAGTTTAAAGAAGAAGAAAGATTAAGATTATCTAAAAAGTTTTTATCTTCATCTAATCCAGATAACATACAAGGTAAATTAATACCAGGTACAAAACATCCTATTAATTATTTCTTTATAGCAACTAACGAAGTCTATGACGATCAACAGAAAAAGGCAGACGCAAGTTTTGATATAGGTAAAAATAAATTTATTAAACGACCTGAAGATTTTACTTTTGATCCTGCTGTATATGTTAGAGATTTTGAAAGAAAAGTACAAGAGATAGATGTAATCAAAGGTGAATTAAAAAGAGATATAATAGACTATAATGAACTACAAGGGTTAACTCCAAATGATGTTTTAGATTTACAAGATAAGATTAAAGATAAACTAGATGAAATAGAATATGGCATAGAACTAATAATAAAAGTAGGCGATAAGGTAGACGCAGAAAGAAGAAAGGCGTTTGATACAGATATGTCGCCTGAAGAAATAAGACAATACGGCATTAAGAATAGATTACCTAAAGCAGTTATCTATAAGATGTTAGAAAAATATCACTACATTAAATTTTATAAAAAATGTAAAAAGATATTAGATGACGGCGTTGTAACTGATAAAGAGATAGATAGTTTAAAATCAGAAGCAGTTAGAAGAAGACCAAGAAAAACAATTGCATTTACTTTTGGTAGATTTAATCCACCAACGGTAGGGCACCAAAAATTAATACAAAAAGTTGCTAGTGTTAGAGCAAATACTTTTAAAATATTTTTAAGTAGAAGTAATGATCCTAGAAAGAATCCATTATCTCCTAGAACAAAATTAGCACATATGAAATCAATGTTTCCAAGATTTGCTAGAAACATTGAAATCAATTCAACTAATATGATTTTAGATATTGCAAGTAAATTATACAGACAAGGATATACTGAAATTTTTATGGTCGTAGGTAGTGATAGAGTAAGAGAATTTGAAACAATACTAAACAAATATAATGATGTTAAGAGTAGGCACGGACATTATAATTTTGATAACATAAATGTGTTATCAGCAGGTGAAAGAGATCCAGACGCAGAAGGCGTATCAGGTATGTCAGCAAGTAAGATGAGGGATGCTGCTAGTAAAGATGATCTTTCATCTTTCAAAAAAGGATTGCCTACAGGATATAGCAAAGCACAAGATTTATTTAAAGATGTAAGAAAAGGAATGAGATTAGTAGCAAGTATGGAATATGATACTAACTACAAGTCAATTAAATCTTTACAAGAATTTGAACAGAATCAAATAAGAGACCTTTATATTAGAGAAATGATTTTTAATATAGGGGATAAAGTTAATCACATAAAAGAAAATATAGATGGAAAAGTGATTAGAAAAGGTACAAATTATATTGTACTAGAAGATAACAACAATAATTTACACAAGGCGTGGATATGGGATTGTTTACCTATATCTGCCGATAGAGAGGCACAAGTGAGAGAATACAATTTAGACATAGATTATGGTTTTGAAGCCGTATCAGAAAAAAGAGAAGAAGAATCTGATAAAGTAAAAGAATCATACGAAATTGGGCACGATTATGCTCAACATACGGTTAAAGTAACACCAGGACAAGACGGATATGACCCAAATTATGAGGGTGGGGCATATAAACCAGCAGTAGATGGTACTTCTGGAGTAAAAGTAGTAGAAAGACCAATAAGTACAGATATTTCTGTAAAAGATATAAATGATTGGTCAACTTCAAGTGAAACAATAGATAAATATAAGGAAAGATACAAAGAAGAATGGCAGAAAAAGTTATCTGAAGTTGTATCTAAAATGATAAAGAATTTATAATGGATAAAGAACTTGATAAGTTTTTAGATGATCTAGCAAACAACACACCAAACGCTGAGCAGTTTGATGAACAAAAAGAAGAAGATGAAAAAGACACTAAAAGAAGTTAGAAATAGTTTTTTAAAAGAAGCAGTTGCTTCTGAATCTGATTTACAATATATCAGAGCAAAGACTCATCATAATAACCATTTTGAAGCAAGAATATATGTTGCCTCAAAAATATTAAAAGATAGAAAATTAGCAAAGGCATATGAGTCATTAGCATTTGTACACGATAACTATGCTAGAGTTGTTGGTAATGACGCAGTTACAATTAGACAAAGATTAGAGAAAATGTTAATGACACAATTAAAAAGTAAAATTAAAAATTGGGATAATGTTTATTCAGCATTATAATAAAAGATGACATATTTAAAACAAAAACCTGGTAGTATTGAAGAAGTAATTGCTAAACAGCAAGCACAATATCAAGAGCCTACTTATCAAAAGAAATTTGATGAAGCATTAAAAAATTCTATGGGTGGAATTGGTTCAATGACACCTAAAGAAAAGATGGAATTCTTTAATAAATTAGACGCAGTTAAAAAAGAAGACGCAAAAAAAGCTCAGAAGAAAAACGTTGATAGTAAAAGAGAATTAAAAAAAGAAGAATGGAAACCTTCTAATGGAAAACACGCTGATGAATCATTAATGAAAGACTTTATTGAGAAAGGCGGAAAAGTAGAAAAGATACCTGAAGGCAAGACTGCTTATATAGGTAACAAAATTAAACCACATCTAGCAAACGAAAGAAATTTAGAACGTCAAAAACAAATGACAGAAGAAACTATTTCTGAAAGAGGTGGTGCTAATACATCTTCAAAACAAGGTAGTTTTGCTAAAAGTAGAAAACCAAAATATAGATTTGGATATAGAGTTGCAGAAAAACAACCTAAAGGTGATGATATAGAAGAATCATTTTCTCAACAACAAATCAAACAAGCATACGGTATATTAAACGACCCTAGATACAAAGCAGGTAATTATTCAGGTGCAGTTGCAGCTATTGAAAAACTTGCAAAAGGATTATCAAAACATCCAGATGTTGCTAACGCATTAAAAAGAGCAAATGAATCAGTAGAACACGATAGTGCTTTTGCTATTTCAGGTGTAGAAACACAAAGACCTACAGAAGAATTAGAAGAAGGTAAAATCCACGTTTATAAAGTTTCACACCCTAGTAAAAAGACTTGGGAAGTTGAAGGTAAAGATGATCAATATAGAGA